GTTTCGGTCTGCCTTGCCCTTCACCCACTCGATACGCTTGTAGCCTTTGACGTAGCGGGCCACCTTGCTTTCGGCCACGCACTGGTCAAAGAACTCGTCGGGCAAGTCGTTGGCGAAGTGCAGTGCACCAGGGCCGCTTTCGAACGGGTAGCGGTTGTAGATCCAGTCCTTGGCGGTATCGGTGCCGACAAACCACAGCTCGGCGCCGTTGCGTTCGGTCTGCCCGCGCCAGGTGACATCGACCATCGACGGGCGCTGGGCAATAACCGGACGCCCGGGCTTGCTCGCCCCCTTGATGGCGAAGATGTTGCGCCACCGACGAAGGCGGCAGAACTGGTAAACCTCGTCCGTGTGGTGACCACCGGAGTCGACGCCAGCGGCCAGGATCGCCAGTGCGACACCGCAAGGATGCCGATACCGGGCCTTGAGCTTCTCGTCCAGCACATCCCATGTCTTCTGGTTCGCCGGATCGCCCCAAATCACTTGGTGGTCGATCACCCAGCGCTCCAAGCCAACACCGAAGCCCATCACCATCAGTTCCAGGCGGTTTGCCTGCACGTCAACCGCAGCGGTCAGCAGCAGGACGCCTGCCGGCATCGAGCCGAGACTGTAGCGTTCAAGACGGGCCCGGTCCCGTAGGACGTGGGCCTTGGTTTGCTCCTGGGCGCTGTCCCAAACCTTGGCCAGACGAGTGTTATAGAACACTTGCATCGGCTCCAGGTTGCCAGCGGCTTGGGCCTTCTTAGCCTTTTCGTACTGCCGGGCCAAGGTCCGCCAGTCGGTCCAGCCGGATGGGGCATACAAGGCGTTGAGGTAGAACCCCACGGTTTCCCCGTCGCCGTCGGCATGAGCCCGCCATTCCCCATTAGCCAGCATCCACCCTTTGTGATGCTCCTCGATCAGGACATCACACTCAGGGCCGGCGCACTGGTAGTGCGCCACGCTGAAATCCGGGGAGTACAGCAGGCGTTCCCACTCCAGAACCTGATGATGGCCACAGGTTGGGCACGGCACGTAGTAGTGCCGCTGATCGCTCGACTCGAACAGATCGCTGATCCGCGAGGCGCCCTTGATGGTCGGCGAGCTGGAGAAGTAAAACTTGGCGTTGCGGCCGAAGGTACTGCCCCGGGCTTCCGCCAGTTCGATGGGGTCGCCCTCCTCTCCCACATCGACCTCCCAACGGTCCACCTCGTCACCGTACACATACCGGGCCGACAGCTCGGCAAGGTTGGCGGCAGAGCCGGCTGTGGTCACGTACAGCGAGCCGCCTTCAAACTCCTTGGTGTCCATGGTGTTGCGGGAGTCGCGGGAGCGGCTGGACGCCACACGCTTGTTCAGCTCCGGAGTGGCCTTGATCGTCTTGCCGATCCGTGACGACACCCGCTTGGCCAGTCCCAGGCTCGGTAGCAAGGTCAGGATATTGGATGGGGCCATGTGGATCAGGCCGCCGATCCAGTTCAAGGCAATTTGGGTTTTCATCAGCTGCGAGGCCACCATGGTCACCACCCGTTTGCAGGGGTGGGCCGGGGACAGGCAGCGCATGGGTTCTCGTGCGTACGGCGTCCGGTCCGTGCGGTACTTGCCGGGCTCTGCGGCTCCCGTGTCACGCGGGATTCGCATGTACTCATCTGCCCATTCGTCAACCCATAGTTCAGGGTCTGGCTGTAGCCCTCGGCAATACGCATCGCGGTACACCTCTGCACCGTTTGCGTATTCGGGCATAGGTCTAGCTCTGTGTGATGGCTTGTTGTAGGTCGGCACAGGTCATGCGCCCAGCGTCCTCAAGGGCTCGGCGAAACGCCCCGGTCAGGTGCCGTTCGATTTCCCAGGGATCGCTCAGCGCGGCTACCTCGGCAGCCAATTGCGGCGACATGCCGAACAACAGATCACGAACCATGCGCCCGGCGTTGTAGGCCGCGACCGTTACCGCCTCGCGGTCAACAAGGTCACCCTGGACCTTGTAAAACTCAGCCTCGGCCAGTCTGGCCAGGTAATGCTCCCGGTGGGCGCGGGACTTCTGGAAATCCGGGCCTTTACTGGGAAGTTGCGGCACCGCATCGGTTTCGACCGTCGGCACCAAACCGCTGCGCACATCGCGATCAATGCGTGCCTCTTCGTGCCGAGCCGCCACGGCCGCCTTGCTGGGGTCTGCCGATTCAGCCAGCAGAGCCTCGGTGGCCTCCAGCTCGATCTTGCCGTCTGCGGTCAGCACCAGCCGATCTTGCTTGGCCAGCTTGGAAACGTAGGACTTGGCCCAGCCGCGCCGCGCTGCAAATTCCGACTTGCTGATAACGGTCATGTGATTGACGTCCAGTTAACCCAATGAATACGGGGTGTTCACCAGTTCACCGCCAGTTCACTAAGCGGGTGAACCAGCCGCTAACAAAGATCCGCGGGTTTCCGACCCCGTGTCCTCGGGATGCTCCCAGGGTCCCCGGCGGGATTTTCGCGCCCCAGATCGGTGCAAAATGCTGAAAACCCCGGATTACGTGGCCTCCAGAGCATTAACCCCGATCCTCGGGGACAGGTGGCACCTCACACACCCCGATTCGCTTCGCCGCCCACCGCTCGTACAGGCCAATGGCAACATCCGCCCCGGCCATCGCCGTCAGGCAGCCAAAGGCGCCCGCAGTCCAGACCGATACACCGGCGCCGATCAGCAGCATCATCGCCGCCATCCCGCAGACGATGCAGGCACCGGACCGCAGCGCGAGACGTCGAACCAATGCCCAACCTCGCGCCCCTTCCTTGTCTGCTCGCCACATCTCGCCGGAGACGCCGCCCACCAGGGCCAGGACGATCACTAACCAGATCGGCATCTCTGCCAGTGCTTGTTGCTCGTTCGTCATCGCCTGCCCCTTAAACGCAAAAACCCGGCGCAAGGGCCGGGTTTGGTGTGTGGGTGCCTGCCGCTCTCTGCGGTCGCACCTATCGAAGATGGCTACTTTTTACAGGTGGATTCTCATGGCAGCAACCCTGTTTTAACGCCACCCGGTGAATGTCTAGTGAACGCCTAGGCAATGTCGGCGAATATCTTTATTTCGGCTATCAGCGCCTTTGGCGCTGTCCTGCCTGTCCCACTGATAGTAAGTCAGGCAGGACAGCTACAGGCCCCGAAATACAAGACTCTGACCTACTGTCCTACCTCTATCTTTCCTTTTTCGCATGTAAGAAGAAATTGAAAGGCACGCGTGCGCGCCCATGGCGCGTAGTGTGTGCCCGCTGCGCTCATGTATGCGCATGACGCGCTGAGAGGTTGGACAGTAGGACAGCCCACGAACGACAAGGCCCGCGCTTGTCCTGCTACGTTAAAACGCAGCTGGACAAGGCGAGCCAGTAGGACAGCAGCAGACGCAGCCAGGGTAAGGCTCAAGCAGCCCTCCCCATGAGCAAGCCGTCGATGCAAACGTGCGCCTCATGCAGTCGACGGTAGTACGTCGGCGCACTACAGCCGCAGTGCAGCATCTTCTGCGAGAGCAGGCTGTCGTAATTGCAGTAATGCTCCATCACCACCAGGGCCAGCTCGGGCGGCAGGTGCTTGTTGACGATCAGCTCGATATCGGCCGATTCATCCAGAAGCACCCGGCTGCCCCGGGTGCCCCGTATCAGCTCGCCTTTGCACTCCATCAGCATGGCGATCATGTTGCCGCCGCCTGCGGTGCCGATGGCTAGGGTCGTGGGCATGTGCAGATCCTGAGCCCAGAGTTTGAGCATCTCGTCGATTCGCTTAATCAAAGCAAGGCTCCTCCTCCATCTGCGCCACTTGCAATGCAGATCCACTCCCCCAGTTGGTTGGCTTCTGATAGGCCCAAGGGCGTATACCACTCTTGGCCAGTGCCGGCATACGCTTCTTGCGCCATCCCAGCCGATGCATGATCGCACCGACGCGCATCTGCTCCGGCTTGCCCCAGTGGCCGAAGTCGAGCTTCAGCGCATCGGACAGGATCTGGCTTCCGGTGGTGGTTTCTCCCAGGTGCGACTCCTCCAGCCACTTCAGAATCGGCCCTTCCCACTCGTCAACCACAAAGCGCTCTTCCTGCGCCTCGGCGAACAACGGCGCTTCGTCGCGGATCACCCACCAGATATCACCCGCCTGATAGCAGAACATCGCCTCGGCCCAGAGCTGGTCGCGTATCTGCCGCAGTTGCTCCAGGTCGACCTTGGTACAAGCCACCGGCCAATAACGCCGGTTGCCGGTGGCGTCCTTGAGGTATTCATCCTGATTGGTGGTGCCCACGAAAACACACTGGCGTGGCACGTCCATCGTTCTGCGGCCGTAGCTCTCACGGTAGGTGTCCACCGAGGCCGAGAAGAACTGCTTGGCCTTGGTCGACTCGGCCTTGTTGAAGCTGTCCAGCTCCCCCAGCTCGATAATCCACTTGCCCCGGATCGCCTGGAACGCATCCTTGTCACCCAGGGTAAACGGCGTGTCCATAAACCACGAACCGCCGAGAATGCTCATCGCCGTAGACTTACCGGCGCCCTGGGCGCCTTCCAGAATCATCACCGAGTCCGCCTTGCACCCCGGCGCCATCACCCGGCCCACCGCCGAAACCATCCAGCGCTTGCCGACCTTTGAGCTGTAGTCAGTCGGTTCCACGCCCATGATCTCGGTGAGCCAGGAGTCGAGCCGGGGCACGCGATCCCACTCCAGGCCGCGCAGGTAATTGCGCACCGGGTGAAACGCCCGATAGTGCGCCACCACACTTACCGCCTCGATCACGTTGCCGACCTTGACCCGTAGGTTGTACTGCTGCGCGAGCCACTTCATCACCAGCATGTCGTCGATGTCGGCCCAGTCGCCGGTGTCGCCGCCATAGGGCGGTACCCGAAGCTTGACGATCTTGGCGCTGAACGAACAAAAGCCAATCACCCCGGCCCAGCGCTCATCATTGCTCAGGATCAGTTCAACGTTCTGCATGTGCGCGATCAGCATGCCGCTGTCGCTGCGGGCCAACTGATCCCGCCAGCCGCCCGCAGCGGGTGGCCTGACTACCGCCAGCACCTGACGACGCACTGCCTCCAAACCTTCGGCGCAGTGCAGGTCGTTGAAGTCGGTCCACTTGATCTCTCGCTCGCCGGAAAAGATCGGGGCCACCACCTGACCGCCGACCACCGTTGCCGCATTTTCAGCACGCTCTCTGCCAGGGTTCCAAGGCTCACCGTTAGCCCGCTTGGTCTTCCAGTCATCATCCCGACAAACGATGATCGGGCACCCAGCAAAGCGCTCACGCATGGCCTTGCACACCGGCAAGAGATTACCGGCATCAAAGGCAATAGCCACGGTC